TATTCACGACGAATTCTGATATACCTGAATACTCGGAGCAAATAAATGTTAATTTCGCTCCTTTGGAAAGCCTTATTATACCTAAAAACAGTAGGACGAACGAATGTCCTGTTTGCTATGATACAATAACAGTATTGGATTTCTATGATTGTCAGCATGGAATTTGCACTTCATGTTTTGAATCTTGGAAAGATGCGAATCATCATACTTGCCCCATGTGTAGAGCTAATTACAGTACATATGATAATGGTATCAATGTGTATCCTTTTGCCCTACGACTTGAAGAACATCAATTAAACCAAACAGATATTCCTTTACTTATCAGTGAATAATATGAATTATATAGACTCGTAGTTAGTAAATATTAATTTATAAATAAATAACATATCATATGCTATTTATTTATGAATTAAACCTATAAATTTAAACCTGTTTATAAAATATTTTTATTTAAATTCTATTAATTACTGTAAGCAAGACCACCCATACCACTCATTACACGGAACACATTGTAATTAGTAGCATAGACTCGCACCTTAGCAGTAGAAGTTCCAGCAACAGTCGCGTTAGAAACCACTAATTGTAAAGTACCATTGTCAATACGACTCATATTGCAGGTACCACAAGGCTGGTGTTCTTCGGGGCGGAGGGCGAATGAATACACGTTAATACCAGTATCGGGTGTGCGAGTATGGTGTTGGTAAGGTTGTACTTGGTCGAAGTAAGTTCCCTCACGCTCTGAAAAACGGTCTTGTCCGTTCAATTGAAGTTTGGCAGTCACCACGGGATTTTGTCCCCAACAGTGGAGATTGAGGGCGGTTTCAGCAAGGACGAAGACACCGGCATCAGATAAACTTGAAGCACTGAACTGGGTATTGTTAGGTAAATTAGAACTGTTTCCAACATCAACTGAGTTTCCCATTGATCCATTTGATCCCATTGATCCATTTGATCCATTTGATCCCCAAGCACCAACTGAGTCTCCTATTGATCCACTTAATCCCCAAGCACCAGCATCAACAAATAGATTTTCATCAATAAACTCGTCTTTAGAAAGCGTACCAGCGCCTCCGAAGGCTCTTACACTGTTTGGCAACACATCTAAAGCATCAGTGTAATTGAATGGTTGTGCGCCCAATAAATTGCACAATTGCTGACCTGGTTCAAGAGAACTACAGTAATCAACGTTAGTATCGGGTTGAACCACCCAAACTAATTCTTTACAAGGATGGTTGAAGTTGAGTTTAATTTTGTTGCTTGAACTTCCAATAGACTCGTCGCCAGTGAATTGCAATTGCTCAATAAGATATTCATGGGGGTTTTGAGCCATTTTACGACGTTCATCAGTATCCAAGAAAGCATAATCGACATATAGGGAGGCAGCAACGAGAGACTGACTGTAAGCGCGAGACACTTTTTTAGCAGTAGGAGTTCCAATATCTGACATTGCCCATAGGCATTCGTCGATGGGACGTAAATCAACGTTAATACGAACCTCGTGATATTGAAGAGCAATCAAAGGTAGTGCCAAACCAGGATTACGGCAGTACCAGAAAGTTAAAGGAACATACAGTGTAGTTTCAGGCAAGGCGTTGCGAGGAGCACAAACTTGAGTAGGCACATTATCACTATTGCATGGTCCATCAACATCTTCGAAAATAGGCTCAACAACATAAGTCAATTGAGTTGTATTACCCACCATTGAAGCATAACCACGTTCATAATGCTCACTGGTACCGGTCAGTTGATTCCAAATATGCATCCAATCGCCATATTGACGGTCGATACGCTGACCACCGACTTCCACCTCAACCTGTGATACCATGTGTTCCCCAATATAATCCAACCAGCGAGCATAAACACCCTCACCAGTGGTGTTTGCCATGTCTTGGTTAATCTCGGGTAAGGTCACCTGTAAATAAGTTCGGTAGGCAAGATCACCATTGCGCGCGACAACACAGGTGACACGACGACCAAAATCGGCCTGACCGTTAAAGGTCTGTTCGATAGACTCGACCGCAAAGTTGGTATAGCGACGGTATGTGACCTTCCAGAAAGAAATTTGAGGACGACCAGTCAAGTAAGTATCCTGTTGTCCATAAGCGACAAGTTGCATAAGTCCTCCAGCCATTGTTATTAAATTAGGCAGAGAAAAAAAAATAAAAAAAATACGAATTAAATAATCCTTGGTAATCTATATTTATTTATCTGTGTTCAAAATTGTCATCGATAAATTTTGATAAATACGAATCCAAATATACTTCCTTGTCATTTTCATGTCTTTTCTTGAATACATAACAACCCCCTTTTTTTTTCACACTCCATCCAGTTTCCAATGCATTATAAATAAATACCATTCGTTGGAAAACTAATAAATCAACCTTGTTTGGGTCGCAACTTACCCCTTGGTTGCTACCTTGACAATCGATACTCATAATTGTTGTATTGTTATATTAATTATAAGTATTATAAACATATATTAATGCGTAAGAATCTATAAATTAATATTATAACTAGACCAGAATGCTATTAAATAGTGTATCCTCTATCTAATTATAACACATTCATGCTATCTTTCAAACCCAAGACAAACAAAACCATAGAGTATTCTTACAAACAGAATATGACGCTAGACCAAAAACACCAAGACATTATTGAAACAATCCATTGTGATGAAAAAACCATACCTTCATTAAAAAATCAAATAAGTATTTTAAAAACACAGCTAAAACAAAATCACCTTACGTTTAACCAACATTTATCTTTAAATGACAAACTTAAATCCGCTAAGACGCGGATAAAAAAAATTAAATCCAAGAGAAAACAGTATTATTTAGATAATTCTGAACATATTTTTAGGTATTTTGAAGATAAAAAAAACATAACGTGTATAACACCGTCAGTTAATAAGTCGCCGATTATTAACACATCTCATTCAGATAAAATATCCACCTTTTTCAACATGTCCTCTCAATCAAATATCAATGCTATTAAAAAAGACAGCAGTACTACAAACGAACCTTATAATGAGGCTTTCAAAACACCACATAGTGATTATATTTACGAATATATGAAAAATATGGACGATATATACTTTGATATAGATAAATACATCCATCCTAATAATATGTGTCAGGTATGCACCAAAGGCGAACTAATACCAGTTTCATGTGATGGTGTCATAATATGTAATAAGTGTGGTATCCAACAACCGTTTATTACCGATCATGAAAAGCCGTCTTATAAAGAACCTCCAAAAGAAGTATGTTTTTACGCCTATAAGCGTATTAACCATTTTAGAGAAATATTGGCTCAATTCCAAGCCAAAGAATCCACACAGCTTCCACCAGACGTTCTTGACAATATTCAATTTCAGATAAAAAAAGAACGAATACAATTAAAAGAATTGACGTATTCAAGGACTAAACTCATTCTTAAAAATCTTGGGTATAATAAATATTATGAACATATACCTTACATTAAAAATAAATTAGGCATTCGACCACCAATCATGTCTCCGGAGTTGGAAAATACATTGTGTAATTTATTTACCGAAATACAACACCCTTATTCTAAATACTGCCCGGATGATAGGACTAATTTTTTGAATTATTATTACACTGTATTTAAACTATGTGAGTTATTAGACCAGACCGACTATTTGACACTACTCAAGGAAGCCATGATTGGAGACAGAATAAAACGTATTGAACAGGATGTTATCTGGAAAAAGATATGTGGTGAAATGGACTGGGAATTTATAGCTACAGAATAAGATTGATAATAAATATAATGTAATAAGATTATTACAATATATTTATAAATACTAGGTATTTTTATTTTACAAAAATTAAGCGCGGGGGAATCCAACCAAATTAGCACCAATACCAAAACCTGCACCTGAACGCGCGGAAACTGCCATGCTAGGAACATAGGTATCAAGTATAGAAAATGTCGCCGCAGCGGTAAGGGCAATAAGAGCAACCTCGTCTAAATTGAGAGACTTTTTGGGAATGCTATAAGCTGCCAACGCAACCATAACACCTTCCACTAAATATTTTACAACCCGTTTAAGAAGTTCAGTAACGTCCATTAAACCATTTAGCATTATTATATAATAATTAGAAATAAAAATAGATAAATGGTATTATTGAACAATAATAACAACGTCTTTAAAAGAAGTATCCATATCAATGATTTTAATTAAATGCTCCATTTGACAGCAAATTTCGTCTTCTATGCTATTTAATATCTTTGTGGTATCTACTAACGAAATATAATTAGATTCCTTATCATTTAATATGTTAATTCTAAAACCCAATAAGACTTCGTTATTTTGAATATAGTATAACTGTAATCGTGTATCTGTTTTATAACAATGTGAATTTATATTAAATAACTTTTTAGGGTGATAATTATTAAGAGTTTGGTCTATTTTAGACCTTGTATTGTTATAGATAATATATGGTTTATTAAACCCATTTGAAACATCATTTAATATTTCATCGGTATCAAGATTAAATATAGATGTTAATTCGTCCATTAATAGCATATATCCTATATACACCACCATACAATCGTATATTATATTAAGTATAATCCTTTAGCATAAATTAAACGATTTAAACCTAAAATATATCGATGTGTTATACCATTTATGAAAATAATAACGTCTATATTCTATTATAGGTTTTTTTTAGATATAATATTATGTGTATATGTTTATTCGTTGTATTTAATTGTCAGGACATTCATAGAATCATTATTTTAATATAAAATATGTGGAAATGTAGTTAAAGATATGGCTATAATTAAATAATTATGACCTCTCAGTTAAACACATCCA